GGTTGTAGTTGCCGAAGTCGTAGATGACAAGACGGCGCAAGAAAAACTAGATCGGGATTTTGAGGCCGCTCGCGGCAACATCACACAGATGACGAATGACGTGACGGAAGCTGCCAAGAGTGCTATTCTACTTGCACAGAGCGGGGACAGCCCGAGAGCGTATGAAGTTGTTGCGACGATGCTCACCGCGATTGTGAATGCCAATAAAGAACTTGTCAATCTCCATAAAATCAAACAAGATGCTGCGCCACAAGGATCGGGCGCGGGGGATGGGGGCGGAGTGAACATAGAGAAGGCCGTGTTTGTCGGACGCGCCGCTGATCTCTTGCGTGAACTCCGCACCCTCCAAAAAGAAACTAAATAGCAGCGAGGTTTATTATGAATCCATCGCCATATAGCCCGATGAAAGTGTACTGGCATCGCGACCGCCTCGATGCACTCGCTCGCGGCGAAGTCCCTTCACCCACACAAGTCCAACTGATCATCAGCGATCTTTGTAATCAGGATTGTAGCTTTTGCGCGTATCGTATGAGTGGCAACCTCAGCAATGAATTGTTTGGTGAGGCGCGTGAAGATGGCAGTGTCAATAACAATCCGAATCGTATGATTTCGTACGAGAAGATTATCGAGATTTTAGAAGACTCCGCAGCGATGGGCGTCAAGGCGATTCAGTTGACCGGTGGTGGCGAACCCACTGTACATCCCAAGTTTGAACAGGTTGTGGAAAAGTGTTACGAGCTTGGATTGGAAGTTGGCGTCGTGACGAATGGTGTCAAGCTCACACCGAAGCTGATTGATCTACTCACGAAAGCGATGTGGGTGCGCGTGAGTGTGGATGCATCAACCGTCGATTCGTATGTCTCCATTCGTAATGTGCCTATCGCGCACTACACGCGTGTGTGGAATAACATCAAAGCGTTAGCGGAACGAAAGAAGGCCACGGGTAGCAACGTAACGATTGGTGTCGGGTTCGTTGTCACCAAGGAAAATTATAAAGAAGTCGTTGATGCTACCGCCCAAGCACGGGCAGCCGGGGTGGACAACTTTCGTATTAGCGCCGTATTTCAGCCAGAAGACGAAAAGTATTTTGAGACATTTCACGCAGAGGCCGTCAAGCTCTGTAGTGATGCGGAAGTATTAGGGTCAGATACATATCAAGTCGTGAATATGTTTGGTGACCGCGTGAGTGACTTGGTGCTGAAGTATCCCGATTATGAGTTCTGCGGGTATCAACACTTCAATACCTATATCGGTGCGGACCTGAATGTGTATCGTTGTTGTGTGCTTGCGTATAACACACGCGGCGTTGTTGGTTCACTCAAGGAACAGACGTTTGCACACTTGTGGGCAAATGACGCGCCCGGCGCATTTAAGGGCTTCGATGCGGGTGGATGTCCTCGCTGCCAGTTCAATAATAAGAACCGCGAAATCATTCGGGCTCTGGTGACGCCGCCACATGTGAATTTTGTATGATGCGAGCGTCGGTCGTGTTGTCTACATACAACCGTGCCGACATTCTGAACGGCACACTTGCTTCCATCTTTCGTCAGCAGGTACCGTTTGACTATGAGGTCATCGTCGTTGATGACGGTTCGTCTGATCACACGACGGAGGTGCTGTCACGCTATCCCGTGGTCACGGAACGTATCGAGCGCCCAGAGGGACATCGCAATCCAGCATATCCACGCAATCGAGCTATCGCATTAGCGTCGAGTGATATTCTGATCATGCAGTCGGATGATGTATGGCACGAAACAGCACAGACGATTGAAGAACTCACCAATGCGGCGACCGCACAGCCGAACGCCGCGTTCTTCGCCACCGTCTATAATGTCAACGCCGACGGTGTGGTGATTGATACGTTTGTCCATCCGCGCACACGACGGCGCGCATTATTCTTTCTTGGTGCCATTCACAAGTCGCGTCTGTGTGCGATTGGTGGAAATGATGAAGCCTTCACGGAAGCAGGATATGAAGATGCGTGGTTGCGAGACTGTCTACAGCACGGCGCGCAGTGCCCGTTCGTGTTCTTGAGCGGGCCCGTCGCGCACCACCAAGATCATACGCGCCCCTCGAAAGATTACGGTACACAGCGTGGCACGAAGGCGATGCGGAAACTTTATAAGCACAAATGTACGGAAGCGTCACGCGGAGCTATTCCATGGCGCGCAGAGATAAGTAGTTTATATGCCGAAGAGTACGCGTAGTAATAAAGGGTACAATGGGAACTCTAATCTCCCATTGCCCGATGAGATTGTCCAACTCACCAAAGCCGAGTTAACAGAGTATGTGAAATGTGCGGATGATGTCAATTATTTTATCAACAACTATGTCAAGATCGTTCATGTGGACCACGGTATCGTACCTTTCAAGATGTGGCCGTTTCAAGAAACGATCATTGATGTCTTTAATAACAACCGTTTCACCATTTGTAAAATGGCGAGACAGTCAGGCAAGTCTACGGTTGTTGTCTGCGGCTACTTCCTCTGGTATATTCTGTTTCATACCGATGTCAGTGTTGGTATTCTGGCGAATAAAGAAAGCACCGCCATTGAACTCCTACGGCGTCTCAAGCAATCATTTGAGTTTCTGCCCGGGTTTCTGAAACAAGGAATCGTCAAGTGGGATCAGAAGCTCATTATGTTTGCCAACAACTCGCGTGTACGGGCCGAGTCCACGTCTGCGAGTGCTATTCGTGGAGACACGTTTAATATTCTATTCCTTGATGAGTTTGCTCACGTTCCCGATAACATTGCTGGCGAGTTTATGACCTCGGTGTTTCCGGCAATCTCATCTGGTAAGACCACCAAGCTATTTATTATCAGCACGCCGAAAGGCTATAACCTCTTCTACAAAATTTGGAATGATGCGGTAGAGGGACGGAATACCTATAAGACGGTTGGGTTCACCTGGCGCGACGTGCCTGGGCGTGATGATGCGTGGGCAGATGAAACTCGCAAGAACATCGGTGAGCAGCAGTTCGAACAAGAATTTAACTGCTCGTTTCAAGGTTCTGCTAATACTCTCATCCCCGCCTACAAGCTGGCACAGATGTCCTTCAAGTCGCCGATGGAGGATCGTGGATCACTCAAGATCTATGTGCCTCCTGTGCGTGCCAACGAGACTGACCCGTCGCATGTCTATGTGATGACAGTGGATACCTCGCAAGGGCAGGATCAAGATTTTGCAGTCGCGAGCATCTTTGATATTTCGATTACGCCATTTCGTCAAGTTGCGGTCTTTCGTCGGAACGATATCACTCCACAGTTGCTTGCACCGGTCCTGAAACAGATCGGCCAGCATTATTGCGATGCATTCATCCTTGTGGAGATTAACGATGTCGGATTGATTGTCGCGGATTCGTTGCGTATGGAACTGGAGTATGATAATCTAATCTTTATCAAGTCGGATCCCAAACGTGGGCAGATGCTTGGTGGTGGGTTCCACCCCAAGGCGCGTCTGGGATTGCGAATGACACAAGCAACGAAACGGATTGGTTGCGCTCAGGTGCGAACGATGGTCGAGAAAGACCAGTTGCTCATCTTTGATTATCAGACGATTCGGGAACTGACAACCTTTGTCGCCAAGGGTGCTAAATACCAAGCAGAAGAAGGCGCACACGATGACTGTGTGATGACGCTTGTCCTCTTGGGGTGGCTCACTGCACAACATGGATTTGAAAACTATGTCGGATTGTCGATGCGAAAATTGCTGATGAACGAATCGGAACCCGTTTCGTTAGACGAGCCTTTTGTCGGATTCTTTGACACAACCGACCACTCGCTCGATTGGGATTGGGACCCAAGTTCACCGAATGTGGTGGACGATCCCGACTTCTGGCGCGAATAGGTGAAAGTTTGGAAGTCCTAAATAGATGTGTTGCTGCGTAACCAGCACACTCAATTTTAGCACTCCATTACGGGGAGAGGGTTTAAGCTATGGCATTTCAAGTATCGCCTGGGGTCAACACATCTGAAGTAGATCTGACTGCTGGCGTTCAAACAATTTCGACATCCGCCGCCGCTTTTGCTGGCCCGTTCGCATGGGGTCCCGCACTTGAGTCAACCTCTATTGGGTCAGAGTCAAGTCTGGTGGAAATTTTTGGAAAACCAGATAGTGAACAGTTCGAATATTGGTTCTCCGCGGCTTCGTTCTTAGCGTATTCTAATCAGTTGCGTGTGGTACGTGCTATCGCGGCCACCGCAGTAAACGCCACCGCCAATAACGTCGCGGGTGCGCTCATCAAGAACAGTGACCATTACGATGTCCTCGCCGAGGGCACGTCCGTGGTTGCGAACGCCACATTCGAGTTGGCGGCCGCAAAGTATCCGGGCGAACTCGGAAACTCACTTAAGATTTCACTGTGCCCAAGCGCGTTAGCGTTTCAGGACGATACCATTACGGGCACACTCGCACTCACAGCGGATAGTACAGCCGTGACGGGATCAGGTACCGACTTCACTGCCGACCTTGTGGTTGGTGACTATATCAGCGCCAATAGTAACTGGTATCAGGTATCCGCCGTCGGGACAGCTACGGCACTTACACTTTCAACGGCATCGAAAGATACCATTAGCACGGTTGCGAGTGGTACTTGGTCACGGAAGTGGGAGTACCATGATACATTTGGTGAGGACGCGCCGGGCACCTCTGGATGGGCAACGGATCGTTCCGGTGTAACTGACGAACTACATCTTGTCGTCGTCGATGAAGACGGTTTATTCACTGGTGTCAAAGGACAAGTGGTAGAGAAGTACGCGTACCTTTCCAAGGCTTCCGACGCGAAGACTTTGAATGGCGAGACCAACTACTACAAGACAGTGCTTAACCGGAACTCAGCGTATGTCTGGTGGTTGAACCACGTCGGCACGACAACGAATTGGGGCACTGGCGCGACATCGACAACGTTCGGGTCGAAGGTGCTTCCCTACTCCACGTCTTTCGTAGGCGGGAATTCAAACAACGACGACATCACCACTGGTAATATTCAAACCGGTTGGGATGAGTTCGCGGACAAAGATGGTATTGATGTTTCGCTGTTGATTACCGGACCGTCTATTGCTGATAATCAGGTTGCCACGTTGGCAAGCTACGTCATTGCCAATATCGCCGAAGTTCGAAAAGACTGTGTTGCGTTTATCTCACCCGCGAAGAATAGCGTAGTCAGCAATGGTACGGCCCAAGCGGCCGATGTTCTGCTCGACCGTGCTGCGGTATCCTCTACGAGTTATGCGTTCATGGACTCGGGGTGGAAGTATACTTACGATAGGTATAACGATGTCTATCGATGGGTGCCGCTGAACGGTGATATCGCTGGGTTGGCTGCTCGCTCGGATACGACAAACGATCCGTGGTACTCGCCAGCGGGCTACAGCCGTGGTAACATCAAGAATGTTGTCAAGCTGGGGTGGAACCCGAAGCAGGCGGAGCGCGACGACCTGTATAGTAAGGGTATCAACCCTGTTGTGAGCTTCCCGGGTCAGGGTGTGTTGCTCTTCGGTGATAAGACACTGTTGAGCCGTCCGAGTGCGTTTGACCGTATCAACGTGCGTCGGTTGTTCATTGTCTTGGAGAAGACGATTGAGCGGTATGCCAAGTCGCAACTGTTCGAATACAACGATGAGTACACTCGTTCCGCATTCCGCAATGTGGTCGAACCATTCCTTCGCGATGTGAAGGGACGCCGTGGTCTTACGGATTATCTGGTAGTTTGTGACTCATCGAACAATCCAGCATCCATCGTTGACCAGAATCAGTTCGTTGGTGACATCTATGTGAAACCGGCGCGGTCAATTAACTTCATTCAGTTGAACTTCGTTGCGGTGCGTTCAGGCGTCTCATTTCAAGAGGTTGTGGGCGCGGTTTAATGCCGCCCTATAGGAGTATAAACTAACATGGCATTTAATCTCGATCAGTTCCGCAATAATCTCAAGGGTGGTGGAGCCCGTGCTTCACTCTTTGAAATGGAACTTCGGTGGCCAGCATCCGTGACAAACGGTCCATTGGCTGCACAGTTGTCCCGTTTTATGGTAGAGGTAGCTCATATTCCAGAGTCTGTCGTTGCCGCGTTTGAGGTCCCATACTTTGGGCGCAAGTTGCAATATATGGGCGAACGGACGTTCGCTCCAGTATCCGTCACTATCATCAACGACGAAAACTTTGCCCTTCGCCGTGCGCTTGAAGAGTGGATGGACCGGATGTCCGGCCATACATCTGCAACTTCACAGTTCTCGCAGGGGATTCAGGGGGATGGTGGATTCACCACAGACCTTAGCGTAACGCAGTTCGGACGTGAAGGTAATAGGTTACGTACGTATAACTTCATCGGTGCGTTCCCGACCAACCTTGCGGCCATCGAATTGAATTGGGCCACCACGGGAGAAGTTGAAAAGTACACCTGTGAATTTACCTATCAGTGGTGGGAAGTTGAAGGACAAATTCCAACTCGCGATAACCCGACAGTCAGCGTTGATGTCGGTGTCGGCGTTAACGTCTAATCTGTATATGTTTTCAGAGGGGCGCCTATAATGGTGCCCCTCAGAAAGTGAAATCATGCCTCGTCTTTTCGGCTTCGAGTTCAACTTTAATCAAAAGTCATCGGCGCCTACTGCGTCGTTACTGAAACCGACCTCGAACGCAATCAGTTTCGTTCCTCCCGATAATCAAGACGGCGCCTTAAATATTCAATATGGTTCCGCCGGTGGTTACTTCGGCTATTATCTGGACCTCGATGGTGCGGTTATTGATGATCCCCAACTCATCAATCGCTATCGAGAAATGCAGATTGTGGCGGAGGTCGATGAAGCCATAGACCAGATCATCAACGAAATTGTGGTGCAGGATGCTGAACGGATGCCTGTCGCATTGAATCTGGACTATGTGGATCTCGGGGAAGAACTCGAAACCCGCATTCAGTCCGAATTCGCGAACCTTCTCAAAATGCTCAACTTCCATCGCGATGCATATAGCCTTGTGCGGCAATGGTATGTAGACGGTCGTATTTATTTTCATTGTGTGGCGGATGAATCGGATCCGAAGGCGGGTATTCAGGAATTGCGACTCGTTGATCCGCGCACCATTCGCAAGGTACGTGAGGTCGCCCGTAAACGCCATCAGGAAGGGCAGTTTGACATTGTTGAAGTTGTTCGGGAGTACTATGTGTACAACCCGATGGGCTTTGTTGCTCCAACCAACCTCTCAGGGTCAGCGAACACCCCTACAGCGGCCATGCTAAACTATAACGGTATTCGTATCACCACGGATGCTGTTGCGTTCTGCCCGTCAGGACTCTACGACGTAAACAAGCGGACAGTGCTTTCATGGCTCCATAAAGCCATCAAGCCACTGAACCTGCTTCGCATGATCGAAGATTCCGTCGTCATCTATCGTGTTGCGCGGGCGCCCGAGCGCCGTGTGTTCTACATTGATGTGGGTAACCTTCCCAAGCAAAAGGCAGAACAGTATCTCTACGACATCATGCAGCGGTATCGGAATAAGCTCGTCTATGATGTTGGTACCGGTGAGATTCGCGACGACCGCAAGTTCATGTCAGTGCTTGAAGACTTCTGGCTGCCTCGACGTGAAGGGGGTAAGTCAACCCAGATTGAGACATTGCCCGGTGGTCAGAACCTCGGGCAGATGGAAGACGTGGATTACTTCCGCAAGAAGCTTTATCGTGCGCTTGGGTTGCCTCCCACACGAACAGAAGCAGGGCAGGGTTTCCAGATTGGTCGCGCCACGGAAATTACCCGTGACGAACTGCGATTCACCAAATTTATTCACCGGCTGCAAGTCCAGTTAAGTCATCTGTTCGATCAGTTGCTTGAAAAGCAATTGCGAATGAAGAATGTGATGACGGAGGCGGAGTGGTATAAAATCAAGGACAGAATTCGCTATAACTGGCAGCAAGACTCCTACTTCGAAGAACTGAAGATGAACGAAATTCTCACGGCTCGTATGAATCTTGCTACGCAGATGGAACCATTTATCGGGAAGTATTTCTCGAATCAGTATATCCAACGTGAAGTTTTGAAGCTCTCTGATATGGATTTATCGAATATGCAAGCCGACATGGCTGACGAATCGTCGGAAGCCTCAACATTTGACATTGAAGCAGATGCCACGTTGCGCGACACCGATAATCGCGAGACTAACACTAACCCTTCAGTGGAACCTTCTGGTGACGTGGCTTCGTCACGGAAGAAATCCACAATAGACTAAATAGTGTAAAGATATGCCGATTACAGCCGACACCGCAGTTACTCAGATTCTTATTGACAATCCAACGCGAGTTGTCGGGAAATTTTTATATTACTCCCTTAGTGGTACACCACACGCTGACGTTATGAAAGTGAATGTCGCCGCACTGTCCTATGGTGTTCACAAAGTTGTGCTTACTAGTCGAAACGTCGAGGTTTTACGCGGTGCAGTAATGGTGGGTACATCCAGCAGCGCCAGTTCCATTGTCGTTGACTGGTTAGCTTCGTCTAACACTGTAGTGGTGGGTGAGTTGACTGGTGCTACGTCATATACCAATGGTGAGACATTGACCTTTACGGGTGGAGGCGCGGATACTGCTGTGACGGCGACTGCTAATGCGGCGACTGCATTTACTACGCCCGACCGTAACCTCGATATCACTAGTGTGTGGTACTCCGTCAGTCCCACGATGGTTGTGGAGCTTGGATTTGCCTCCTCGACTGGAGCCGCAAATACGACATCGTTGATATTATCGGGATCTGGATACTTCGGTAAGAACGCCCTGCCGTTACAGCTTGATAATCCGACGCTCACTGCTCCTACTGGGAACTTTTTTATTGGCGCGCCAGTCGTGCCAGCCAAGACGGCGTACAGCATCATCGTTGAGTTCCGCAAGACCGAAGGTTTTGCTGATGTCCAATAATTCCAGTTACTAGAGGTCACCCATGAATTCATTTACACAACTTGTCCAGCACGTAAAGAACGCCGATTGGTCTGGTGCGAATCAGGTCTTCTCAGAAATCATGCAGCAGAAGACCGCAGACAGAATCGAAGTTGAGAAGAAGACGATATTCAAGGAAGGTAAAGGCAAGCTAGGGCCCGGTGGATACGGCGCGCCAGGTGAGGACGATGGTGGTGTCAGGGAAGATGCGGAAAGTGGCTCGGACGGTTACAAAGCCTACTTCAAGTCTATGATGAAGAAGCACGGGTATGACTCTCCCGCCGATATTCCAGCCGACAAGAAAGACGACTTCTTTAACGCAGTCGATAAGGGCTACAAAGCTAAGAACGAAGCTGTCGATGATGACGATGACGGAGCAGCAATACGTCGCTCTGCGGAGGGACGGTAACCAGCAGCCGCACGTCATGAATTCATTTACACAACTTGTCCAGCACGTAAAGAACGCCGATTGGTCTGGTGCGAATCAGATCTTCTCGGAGATCATGCAGCAGAAGACTGCGGATAGAATCGAAGTTGAGAAGCAGACGGCGTTCAAGGAAGGTAAAAGCGTTGAGCGGATCATGCGGGATATAGGCAGCCATGACGCTGCACACAGCGGATGGTCTCCCGACCGCGTCGCGGATGAGGTTTATAAAGAGCTAACTGGTAACCGCAATAAGAACCGCCAAAGAAGACTGCCGCCCGCAGCCGTCGTTAATAGTGCGATAAAAGATTTCTTAAAGAGCGGTGAGCGGCCGGCGGCTCACGGTAGATCAGCATGGCGTCGTGCTGGCCAGGTGCTGGACAAGGCCACCAAGGCAGGCATCAAATGGAATCAGAGGTTACTTAAACCGGCAGACCGGCGCCAATTGGAACTGAAACTCAGGTAGGTAATCCATGAAACTAATAGCAGAGTTTGTTTCTCCCCGCGACGTTAAGCCCATCGTTGAATCAACGGACCACGGCAAGACTTACCATATTGAAGGTGTCTTCCTTCAGTCCGAGATAAAGAACCGTAATGGGCGCATCTATCCACAAGCTGTGTTAGAGCGGGAGGTCGCTCGATACAACGAGGAATACGTCTCGCAGAACCGTGCGCTGGGCGAGCTTGGGCACCCCGACTCTCCTCATATCAATCTTGATCGCGTCTCTCACATGATCACCAATCTTACGATGGACGGCACGAACTTCATAGGTCGTGCCAAGATCATGGACACGCCATATGGCAAGATTGTGAAGTCTTTTATTGATGAGGATGTCAAGTTTGGTGTGTCTTCGCGTGGCGTCGGTTCGTTGCTGGATGATAACGACGAGAGTGGGTCAGTTGTCGGTGAGGACTTCTATCTCTCCACGGCCGCAGACATCGTTGCAGATCCGAGCGCGCCAGACGCCTTTGTCAGTGGGTTGCGTGAAAGTAAGGAATGGATCTGGACTAACGGTGTGCTATCGCACGAACAAATGTACGCCCTCGACAGACAAATCTCTATGGCACCTGTCAAAAGCGGATCGGACAGTCGCAAGCTCACTACGAAAGTGTTTGAATCGTTTCTTCGAGAATTGAAAATCGGAACGAGGATCACATAACGCAGCGTAGCTTAATACGTCTCGACGAACAACTTCCCCTTCGCTAACACATCTACAAACCCCGTATCGATACGACGGAACGCATAGAAGTATGTGCGTTCCGTTAGGGCCGTGGTCTGTGCGGCGGTTAGATCTACATCCCACACGCCAAAATCACTCGCACTAGATACGTTCGCTGATATCCCACCATTGATGGTCGCAATGACCGACCCACCACGCGTCGTGCGAAGTTCAAATCGAACATTCCAATCAGACAACGAACCTAGTTCTGTCGTTGGCGCTTGTACCAAACGAAACCGAAGCCGATAGTCGCACCCTCTATTGATCGAGAAATCTTGTGTTTCGGTCATGTTGTTATTTAGCTTTCCTTGGTCCAAGCATCTAGATGCACCAACTGGTTTTGTCTCGCCCGAATCGCTGTGACCAAGGTGTATTGAATGTCATTGAGAGTCACCATGTTGCTGCGGGCGCGAATGCGAATCAGCGACGAGCGATAGACATATGATGGCGATGCAGACGCGCTTGCTGAACTTGACGGACTCACCGATGCCGAGGGTGAGACGGATAAGCTGGCAGAACTCGACGGGCTGAATGAGCTTGACGGACTGGCAGAACTCGACGGACTGAACGAGCTTGACGGACTGAACGAGCTTGACGGACTGAACGAACTCGACGGGCTCACTGATGCCGACACGGAGCTTGACGGGCTGAACGAGCTTGACGGGCTGAACGAGCCTGACGGACTCAGGGACGGCGATAGCGACGGTGAGGGGGAACTGGACGGACTCCTCGACGCGGACGGGCTAACGGAGCCTGACGGACTGACAGAACTCGATGGACTGACAGAACTCGATGGACTGAACGATGCCGATGCCGAACTTGATGGACTGCCAGAACTTGACGGGCTCACTGATGCCGACACGGAGCTTGACGGGCTCACCGACGCGGATGCGGAACTCGACGGGCTCTCCGAACTTGACGGACTCACCGATGCCGACGCGGAACTTGACGGGCTCTCCGAACTGGACGGACTGACAGAACTTGACGGACTGACAGAACTCGACGGGCTCTCCGAACTCGACGGGCTGAAGGAGCTTGACGGGCTATACGAGAGAGACGCCGAACTCGACGGACTCACGGAGCTTGACGAACTCACGGAGCTTGACGGACTGGCAGAACTCGACGGGCTGACTGAGGCCGACGTGGAGCTTGACGGGCTGACAGAACTGGACGGACTCAGTGATGCAGATACCGATGCTGATGGTGATACCGACAGTGACGGTGAGCTTGACGGACTCCTCGACGCGGACGGACTCACCGAGCTTGACGGACTGCCTGAACTTGACGGGCTCACCGAACTTGACGGGCTGACTGAGGCCGACACTGAACTCGACGGGCTGAATGAACTTGACGGGCTTACCGAACTCGACGGGCTACCTGAGCTTGACGGACTCACGGACGCCGATGACGAACTTGACGGGCTGACTGATGCCGACGTGGAGCTTGACGGGCTGCCCGACGCGGATGCAGAACTCGACGGGCTCACTGAGCTTGACGGACTGCCTGAACTTGACGGGCTCACTGAACTCGACGGACTACCTGAACTTGATGGGCTGACCGACGCTGATACGGAACTCGACGGGCTAAACGAACTCGACGGGCTGAATGAACTCGACGGACTACCTGAACTCGACGGGCTCACCGACGCTGATACAGAACTCGACGGGCTAAACGAACTTGACGGACTCTGTGATGCGGATGCTGACGCCGATGGCGATACCGACAGCGACGGTGAACTTGACGGGCTCTTCGACGCTGATGGACTTGCCGATGCGGACGGGCTTACCGACGCCGACGGACTGATAGATGCTGACGGACTGACTGACGCCGACGGACTAAACGAACTCGACGGGCTAGCTGACAGCGACGCCGAACTCGACGGACTTACCGACGCGGACGGGCTCACTGAGCTTGACGGGCTTACGGATAGAGATACGGAACCTGACGGGCTCACGGAGGCCGACGCGGAGCTTGACGGGCTCACGGACGCCGACGCGGAACTACTCGGACTCTGCGAACTTGACGGACTGACTGACGCCGACGGACTGACTGACGCAGACACCGAACTTGATGGGCTGCCGGAACTTGACGGACTTACCGATGCGGACGGACTGACTGACGCTGATGCTGAACCACTCGGGCTCACAGACGCCGACGGAGATACAGAAAGCGATGGTGAACTTGACGGGCTTCTTGACGCCGACGGGCTCACCGATGCAGACGGGCTTACCGACGCGGACGGGCTCACGGACGCTGATGTTGAACTACTCGGGCTCACAGACGGCGATGCGGAGCTTGACGGACTGACTGACGTTGACGGGCTCACCGACGCGGACACTGAACTCGACGGGCTCACCGATGCTGATGGTGAAACAGACGCCGATGCGGAACTTGACGGACTCACCGACGCCGACGCAGAGCTTGACGGACTGACGGAACTTGACGGACTGACGGAACTTGACGGACTAACTGATGTTGACGGGCTTACCGAACTCGACGGACTCACTGATGCGGACGGGCTTACTGACGCGGACGGGCTCACCGATGCTGATGGTGAAACAGACGCCGATGCGGAACTTGACGGACTCACCGATGGTGATGCGGAACTCGATGGGCTGACTGAGGTTGACGGACTCACCGACGCCGAGACGGAACTTGACGGGCTAAACGAACTCGACGGACTAACTGAACTTGACGGACTCAATGAACTCGACGGGCTCACGGAGCTTGACGGGCTTACTGAGCTTGACGGGCTAAATGAACTCGACGGGCTAACTGACGTTGACGGGCTTACTGAACTCGATGGACTGAATGAGCTTGACGGGCTCACTGATGCAGACACCGAACTCGATGGACTAAATGAACTCGATGGGCTGACAGAGGTTGACGGGCTGACAGAACTCGACGGACTGAATGAACTCGACGGACTGAATGAACTCGATGGGCTGACTGAGGTTGACGGGCTTACTGACGCCGAAACGGAACTCGACGGACTCACCGACGGCGATGCGGAGCTTGACGGACTGACAGAGGTTGACGGACTGACAGAGGTCGACGGGCTCACTGACGCCGAAACGGAACTCGACGGACTGACTGACGGCGATGTAGAACTCGACGGGCTGCCAGAACTTGACGGACTCACTGACGGCGATGCAGAACTCGACGGGCTGACAGAGGTTGACGGGCTCACGGAGGCCGACGCGGAGCTTGACGGGCTCACCGACCGCGATGCGGAACTAGACGGACTGACAGAGGTCGATGGGCTAATCGACGGACTGAGTGAACTTGACGGGCTCCCCGGGGGCCCTGGTATGTTTAACTCAAACCAATATACTCGGAAGGAGTAGTTGGCCGAGGGACTTACCGACGCGCTGGGCGAGCTTACATATACATTATCATACGTAGAGTTATTATACGTTGCTGTGTCATACCATGTGTAATCGAGAGTTGGCGTCCACAACCCATACTTGGAATCTTCATACGTCGCGAAGTTATATAACGTCTCATCGTCGGTTGATATCCATCTCCCATATAGAGAAACGCCAGCAACCATTGTGCCGTATAATGTTGAATCAGTAATATGAGCCATGGCTTAGAGGAGGCCTGCGGAGGTTCGAACATACATCGAGACTTCTCCGGTTGGCTGAACTGGTACAACCATCCCGCCGATTGTCATCTGAATAATGTCTAGATCAGCGTAAAACCACACTTCTAATTTGCTGTAATCGTTAATTATGGTTTTCTCTGCTGATGTTAGGGTATACTTAAAAGTGTGCGCTGCACTAATAAATTCTGTCGTCGCGTCGAACACCGTTCGTTCGGCAATCTTCGTAGTATTTTTATATCGTTTCCCCTCACCGTACTGCACTGTTGTACTGCCCGCGACTGCATTATAGGTGCCTGATGTAGGATGTATTTGTCGAAGTTCAACTTTAAATTCTTGTGCGCTGTCAGAGTAAATGGAATCGCTATCATTCGGTATTTGCGGTTCGTCAATCAACGCATAGAAATTACTGCCAGAAGACGCAGACCACGACCCCTTTCGATGAAGCACATCAGCAGTGGTATATACCTGTTGTCCCACCACACCCGTGGATGGGCTGACCGACGGCGATGCCGAACTCGACGGACTGTACGAACTCGACGGGCTAACTGACGTTGACGGGCTTACGGATAGAGATGCTGAACCCGACGGGCTCACGGAACTCGACGGACTGAACGAACTCGACGGACTGTACGAACTCGACGGGCTATATGATCGAGACGCTGAACCTGACGGACTGTATGAACTCGACGGACTGTACGAACTCGACGGGCTGTGCGAACTTGACGGGCTCGTAGACAGTGACGCAGAGCTTGACGGACTCTGCGAACTCGACGGGCTGGCTGATGTCGAACTCGACGGACTGAACGAACTCGACGGACTGTACGAACTCGACGGGCTGAACGATGCCGATGCGGAACTCGACGGGCTAATGGAATGTGATGGGCTGACCGATGCAGATGGTGAAAACGAGGGCGATGCAGAACTCGACGGGCTGACTGAACTCGACGGGCTGTTCGATTGTGACCCCGACGGCGATATCGAACTTGACGGGCTGTTTGACTGTGACGATGACGGGGATACTGACGCCGACGGGCTGTTCGACTGTGACGCTGACGGAGACACCGACGCCGACGGGCTGACAGAGGTCGACGGGCTCACCGACGGCGATGCAGAACTCGACGGACTGCCAGAATTCGACGGACTGTACGAACTTGATGGGCTAAAGCTTGCGGCCATTGAGTTCTACCAAGTGTGCCATGTAAGAAAGGCTCCTAAAATATAAAGGAAGTCGATCTATTTAGATGAGCGGCACACTGCGGTTTGAACCGCAACACACTTACATGTAGACTTTTTTATGCTATACGTTTGAAGTTGGCCAGACGGGATTTGCTGGATCATTGGTGTTCGCGGGCAGATCGCGAAGAGCTTGTCGATAAACACTCCATGCGGCGCTGTCCTCTGGTGCAAATCCAACACTCACATCGGGTAATTGTGTCCAGTCGCTTGCAATAAGTCGCGTATTACGATCAACTCGGAGTTCGGCCCACACCTCATCCTGTTCCCACACTGCTACATCAACAGCATCAATGAACGGCTGCGCCTGAGCTTGTAGCTCACTCGGTTGTACCCGCCACGTCGTTGTATCAGTACTATTACCAATCGAGACGCCGACGATGGCTAGTCCCTCTGCTTTAAGTTTCCGGTCAAGCCGTCCTGCTGTATCTATCATAACTTATCCTTCCTATCCTTGAATACCCCGTACCACCGCATTTATGCTATACGAGTTCAGTCCTTATCCGTCGATGCTCCCTGTAATGCCCATCAACGTGAAGTAATTGCTGGCGCCGTCATCTCCCAGCCACGTAGTGGTGTTCGTCGCAGCCGATTGCTCCAACCACACATAAACATGTTGCCCAGCGGCCTTGAGTTGTGCGTCAAGCCTTCCTGCGATGTTGTCTAGCATTTACACCACCCATTCATTCCGACGTTCGACAGCACGCTCGTGTACCACGTCGTCGTTCCGGTTGCCACTGAATATTCGAGCCAGACAATGTCGTGCTTCCCCGCTGCGAGCATCGTATGTAGCGATGCTGGCCCCGTGGGCGTGTACCCTCCCGCTACATAAGTCTGCCCGTTGTAAGCCGAAATCGAATCGGCGTGCGCGGCACTCGTTGAGTCAACGCCGATAAACGTGCCTCGCCTTACGCTAGCAGTGCCATTATCTGACAACCCGATCACGGTCATCGAGACCGCATCCTCAGCAACCCCCTGCATGACTGACACCTGATTTTCTGTGTCCCCACCCGCTTGTCTGATCGTCGCTGTGGTGTACGTCCACGACCCCGAATCTATCCGTTTCAGGTTTTTCGTTGCACGATGGTAATAATTCCAGACAAATCGTTTGGCGCCTGAATCTTCGGTCGTCGTCGTCGCCGTCGTAAAAAACGTCCCGATGTAGCGCCTCGTCGTTGCGCCCGTCTTCACCAGCACGCCGTCCTGCGTCGTCAGGGCCGTAGCCCGTGTAGTCGAGTTTGTCCACGCGACTGGCGAGTCGAAGGTTACGGTGCCGGAGTTGTCATAGGCGAAAAGGTCATAGGGCTTGGCGTCCGTGAGTGTCCCCAACGCAATTGTGATTTCCGTGAATGTGCGGACATTCCAGCCCGACGATCCGTCGTATAGCGCAATTCGATTTCCCGCATACGGGGTGAAATAAATATTCGTTGCGCCGGTCACGTCAGCCGTAGTAACTGGTGTTCCTGAGGTCAACGTCAATCGGCCTTCAGCGACCAAGCCAGTATCCGAACTTGCCACGGCAGTGGAAGCCCAGACAGATCCATCGCTCGTCAATACGTTGCCGGATGTACTGGGCGCTACGGTTGTCGGAGTTCCTGTTCCGGCGCCGACGAGAACACCAGCACTCGCCAATGTCGCAAGACCAGTGCCACCTTGTGCAACCACAAGTGGCGTATTTAATCCACCCGCGAGCGTTACTGCACCGGAGAATGATGCGGCCGCAAGAACCGTTGGTCCGGTTTTCAGCGCCGTCTCAATCGCCACCACTTCCAATTCAAGGTCAGTGATGTGCGTCGTGTAGATGACGTTACCGGTCGATTTAGTTTCGAACGATTTAATAGTTGTTGGATAGGAAGCTGCCATATGCTATATTTATGCTATGTGAAGAACGGTGTTACTCGCTTGGCGTAAAGCGCGTCACGCCGACCTGATCGCCGCGATGTCTGCCATCATCTGCCT